AGCAGCGCGAGCACCGCGAGCAGCAGCGCGCGCCGCGCCGCGATGGTCGTTGGGTTGATCACGTCTTCGGCCAGCCGCGCAGCCGGCCGACGCCGGAAGCGATGTTGCCCGAGCTCAGGGATAGCTGCAGTCCGGTAATTGCGCCTGCGGTCACGTAGCGGCCGCCGCCCCAGGTCGCGACCGGCGTCGTGCCGGTGCCGGAATAGGCGCCGTCCAGACGGATCTCACAGAAATTGGTCGCTTCGGGATTATTGAAATGGATGCGAGCCGAAAAATTCTCGCCGGCCTCGTTCCCCAACAAAAGCCCGGCGGTGTTGGGCACGAGCATGATCGCGCTATCGCCGCCCGTGTACGTTGATGCCATTGAAGCCTGCCAGCCGTAAGTCAGGTGCCAGGCATAAGCGCTGGCGCCGGTCTGCCAGGTCGGCCCGGCGCCGGTGCCGACGCGCAGCATCACCCGCACCTCGTCATTGGCGGGCTTGAGCGAGCAGATTTCCAGCTCGTAGCGGTCATAGGTGTCGTCGAAGCCGATGACGAAGGCGAGCGCGGAGGAACTTGCCGCCGTCTGGGTGTCGATCAGCACCGGCCCCGGCTGCGCCACCGTCGGCGGCGGCGCCGAGCCGTTGGCGACGATGCGATAAGCGGCGCCGTCCCAGACCAGCGCGTGGTCGCGGCCAGCGGCGAACTCGCCGGCGGCGAGCGCGTTGCCGTCGCTGTCGAGCACGTCGACGGCGCCGATCGAATCGACGTTGATGGTGACCGGCCCGGTGTTCGTGTTCGCCGGCCGCACGATCAGGACCGGGCCGTAGGCCGCCATCACCGCCACGTCGGCGGCGGCGGCGGTGCCGGTCACGCTGTTGGTGCCGGCGATCGCGGACGGCCGCTCGACAACGCGCTTCCAAATCGCCTTGACCTCGTCGTTGGCGTCGCGCTGCCAGGCCGGCGAGTCGTAGGGCAGGCTGGCGTTGGTCGAATCGGGAATGCTGCGGTTGGCGGTCATGTCAAAGGTCAGAGGTCAGAGATCAGGGATCAGAGGTCAGAAATCGGAGATCAGAGACTGATACCTGATCTCTGATATCTGACACCTGAGCGAGTAGCCCGGATCGCGCGGCGCGCGATCCGGGAGCGCCGTCCCCGGGTTTCGCTGCGCTCCACCCGGGCTACGAAAACAGTTCGGGCGCCTCGGGCACGAAGGTGAGGCGGGCGCGGTCGGGCTCGAACGTCATTTCGAACACGATGACGCGCGAATATTCCTCGCCCAATGGCCCGGCCGCGACCAGGCAGTCCTCGTCGAGCACGGACGTGCCGGGATCCGCGAACGGCACGGCGAACCACACGGTGCGCGGCTCGCCGACGTCGGCGCGGATTTCCTTGACCAGCACGCTGCCGTCGCGGCAGCGGATGGCGATGCCGCTGGCGGCGCCGGTCCACGCGCTGGCATAGGACGACCACGCCGCCTCGCGGCTCGCCCAGGCGTCGTCGCGCGCGAGCATCACGCCGGCGTCGAGCAGGAGGCCGGCGACGTTGGCGCCGTCGCGGATGACGGCGGCGACGCGCGCCGCGCGCGCGCGCGCGGTGATGACGTGGTGCTGCAGCGCGACGAGATCGCCGCGCCGGCACACGATGGCGTCATGGCCGGCGGTGCCGTGATAGAACACCAGGCGATGGCGGCCCTGCGCCAGTTCGAACAGCGCCTGCGTCCCGGCCGCCGCCTCGCTGGTCAGCCCGTCATAGCGGCGGTCCTCGAGCCGCAGGCTCGACGGCAACGCCTCGGCGAGCGGGTCCATGACGATGATCTCGCGCTCGCGGTAGTCGTCGGCGGCGTCGGAGAAGCGCGTGCGCAGGCCGTGCGGCAGCCGCACGAACGCGCGCTCGCAGCGCATGTCGGCCATGTTGCGCGGCGTGAACACCTGTACCGGCGTCTCGGCGCCGCGGTCGCGGTCGATGATGACGCCGAACTTTTCCGACTGGCGCAGCCGCGCGCGCGCCGAGCCGGCGATCGCGGCGGCGACATCGCGCGCGCTCTTGTTCTCGGCCACCAGGTTGCAGGCAAATCCCCCGTCGATGGCGTGCTGGCGGAGTTCGCGCAGCGACTGGTCGGAGGCCGCGTCGTCGTCGATGAGGTCGAGCGGCAGCGGGTCGGCGGACAAGCGCCCGCCCAGCACGTCGCGCAGGTGCGGCGCCGGGTTCGAGGTGGTGGTGATGGTCTCCCATGCCCCGCCGGCGAGGTCGGCGACGTAGCCGGATGCCAGCACGGAAATCTGGTCGAGCGCGCGGTTCTTCACGCGCACGCTGACGGTGGCGAAATCGCGCGTGGCGATCGGGTTCTCGTTCCAGATGCTGGAGAACCGGTTGACGCCGAGGCGGCCGAGATACTTGCTCTGATCGGTGACCACGCGGTGGACGAGGCTCGACGTGTAGTAGCCGAACAGGTCATAGACGACGCCCGAGATCGTGTAGCTCGCCGCCGTGAAGGCCGAGGATAGGATCACGCACGAGCGCATGATTTCGACCTCGTAGATGCCCTTGGGAAAGGTCGCCTCGTCGAGCCATAGGATGGCGCGGTCGGCGCGCAATTCGGTGTTGGCGATATTCGACGAATAGAACGTCGCCAGCGCCAACAGATCGCTGCCGGCGCCCTTGGAGAAATACGCGTCGGCGGTCCAGCCGCCGCGCGTCGGGCCGACCGTCTGCTGCGGCACGCTCTTGTAGGCGTAGAGCGGCCCGAACCCGGTGGGCGGAAAACTCGGCGCGGCCGGCATGGCGCCCCAGATCAGCCGGATGGTTTTTGAGATCGACCCGACGCGGTTATGGTGGAAGACGATTTCGGGCGCGTTGATCCAGGTCGATTCGCCGCGCGCGCGGAAGCGCAGGCGCACCGCTTCGAGCGTGCCGGCGGCCGGCGCGTCGCTGACGAACAGGCCCTGCGGCCAGGCCAGATTGATCCAGATCTCGTCGGGCGCAACGCGCGAGACGAAGGCGTGCCAGCGCGGGAGGTCGGACTCCGGCTCGTTCTGATGCGCCAGATTGACCTGGGTCGTCAGATCGGCGCGCGGGCCGGACAATTCGATGCCGGCGGCATGGGTAAAACCCTGCCGCGTCACCAGCGACTGGATCGGCGACGCCGGCAGGCCGTCGCATAGTTCGTAGTCCAATTCCTCGATGTCGTCGGCGTCGATGTTGCCGGCGCGCAATTCGCTGAGCGCGTGCGGGCCGTTGAGCACCATCACGGTCTCCGCGATCTCGTCCTCGTCGACGGTCTCGACCAGGATGTGGCAGCCGAGCGGCGGATGGAGGCGATGGGTGCCGATGACGCGCGGCGGCGAGGCGCCGGGCGCCAGCACGTTGCCGGAAAGCGAGGCGGTGCCGCCGGCGCCGACTTCCTCCGCTGCGCCCAACGCGAACGGCGAGGCGCCCGCGCGCTCTAGGCTAGGCGCGGCGGCCAGCGCGCTGGCGCCGAGCGCGGAGCCGAGCGTGATGGCAGCCGTCGTCAGCGTGAGCACGGTCGAATAGGCGCTCATCGGGATGATCGCACCGGTCGCGGCACTGAAACCGGCAAGCGCCCACGGCGCGGCGTAGGGCGCGATGATGGCGGCGGCGATGGTGGCGACGAGCGCCAGCGTGCCCTTGCCGCCCGCCCCGCCGCGCAGGGCGCGGTGCAGCGTGATGACCGGGGCCCGCCGCGCGTCCGGCCTGACGCGCAGGCGCGGCCACAACTCGCGCGGCACCTGCTCGCCGTCGAGGCAGATCACGGCGGTGGCGCGAAAATCCGCCGGCAGATCGGGAATGGCCGCGATCATGTCGGCGAGGCTGAGGCCGGCCGGCAGATGATGCACATGCGGGCGCCCGGCCATCGGCATCGGCCGCCACACGATGGGAATCGAGGCGATCATGACCGGCGCTCGCGGTTACTGGATGCTCCGCTGTCGCGGAGCATGACGGTGCCAAGATCGCGGCCGGCAAGCGCGCGGTGTCGGAAGAAGCCGATGAGCCGGCGGCGCACGCTCGGATGACTCACCGCGACCACGACGCTGTCGTGCGCGGCCTCGACGTGGAGGACATGGGACGGCGAGACCATGATTCCGCAATGGCTGACCGCGCGCGCGGGCCCGCGCATGAGCGCGACATCAAGAGCGCGCGGCGGACCCATCACCGGCAGCCACGGCTCGCGGGCGGCCTCGCCGGCGAACAGCGCGAGCGCGGCGAGCTCGCGCGCGCCGATCTCGCCATAGGCCGGCAGGTCAAGACCGGCCGCGCGCGCCAGCACCAGGCGCACCAGGCCCCAGCAATGCAGCCCGCCGGCTGATTCCTCTGCGGCATCGGCGAACGGGATGCCGACATAGCGCGCCGCCCAGGCCGGAATTTTCTCGGGCATGAGTCACAGTGATCAGAGGTCAGAGGTCAGAGGTCAGAGGTCAGACTGTTTGCGAATGATCAGCTCGTCATTGCCGGGCTTGTCCCGGCAATCTCGATTCAGCGGGCAAAGCCTTGCCTTCTTAATCGGGATCACCGGGACTCGCCGCTTGGCGGCGGCCCGGTGATGACGAGAATCAGATAACCAATCTCTGATTACTGATTACTGACCTCCGTCACCTGAACAGCGCCGGCAGCCGGTCGGGCGTGGCGCGCGCGGCCGGCCACGGTTCGGCGGTCAGATCGAACGAGGCGAGATCGCAGTCGACGCTGAGCGCGTCGATGCGGGCGGACGCGATGCGCAGCCAGTCGGCCTCGTAGTCGATGGCGGGCGTGGCGATCGGCTGGCGCGCCAGGATGGCCTCGCCGCCGGCATCGACCTCGCCGCTGTCGGTGAGCGCGGCGTGCCAGTCGTCGGCGCAGGCGAGCTGCAGGCGCAGGCGCGGCGAGGCTGTGAGCGTGCGCACGAAGCGGCCGATGACGCCGTCGACATTGGCGAGCCGGCAGCTCGCGCGCGGCGGCTGGTCGGCGTCGCTCAGCAGCATCAATTCGGCGGCGAGCCCGAAATAGATGACGCCCTCGTGCGCGAAATTGACGACGTCGTTGCACACGCCGATCGGATCGTGGATGCCGGGGCCGGCGATGCGCAACAGGATGAGGTCGACCGCGCCGGTCGCCGAGGCTTCCAGCGAATTGCGGCGCGGGGTGGCGAGGATGCGGGGCATGGGTCACAGAGGTCAGAGGTCAGTAATCAGTGATCAGCGGTCCAGTGATCAGCTCGTCATGCCCGGCCTTGTGCCGGGCATCCACGTCTCAAGACTCTGAGCAAGATCACCGACGTGGATGGCCGGGACAAGCCCGGCCATGACGCAATGGATGGGTCAGAATTCACGCGCGCCGGTCTGATATCTGACCTCCGACATCCGTCATCTGATCCGCAAATAGCTGATCGTGGTCATGACGTGGCCGGGAATATCGTCGGCGTCGGCGGGCGCGGCGGAAAAGCGCGCCACGATCGGCTCCCCGGTGCGCGGATGATCGCGCGCGAACGCCAGCACGCCATCCTGCAGGTCGTCGCGGTAGAAATCCATCAGCGTCGCGTACTCGGCGGCGGTCAGGCGAGCGCGATAGCTGTGCGCCTCCATCATCATCGAGGTGGCGCGGCGCTCGATCGGCGGGCCGTATTCCGGCGCGAACGAAATGACGTTGCGCTGCGGCTCGCTTGAAAAGCTGCCGGCGAGCGGGGTCTGCGGCACGGCGGCGGGCCACGGCACGGTCATGGTGGCGCGGCCATGTCAGCGCTGGGTATGCTGGACGCCGACGCCGAAGCGCCCGCGCATGACGGGGTCAAAACCGCCGCCGGCAAAGTCGCGCATGATCTCGCGCCTGGCCTCGCCGACGATCACGCGCACGAAGGCGCGGCCGTCGGGCGCGCGCGCGGTCTCGGCGCGCGAAGGCTGACCGGTCA